TGGGGTATATTGTTTTTGTTCTTTTTGTGCTGGTCCGCCAGATTTATCATTCAATATTTTAGAGTTAATATTGTCATCTTCATCATTTTCGCCTTTTTTTACTAAATTGCCATATTGATCAACGATATTGCCCGTTTTCTTTTTAATTTCATTACGAACATAAGATGGAACCCAATGCATCCATGAAACAAATAATGTATTTGGATGCATATATCTAACATGAAATCCATTATCTTCTAGTTTTGTAACCAAATATGCTATACACTCTGCTTTTTCATATACAGGTTCTCCAAAAATATATTCTGGAACTGTAAACCATATATGTTTATCAGTTGATTTTGTTTTTCCAACTGTATTTATGCGTTTATGTATTCTACCCAATAATTTGTTGAATACGGATAATTGCTTCAAATCTCGCCGATGATTTTTTTCATATAACTCATCAATATTTATTTTGCCATTTGTCTCTTCGTCAGTAACGTATAAAAATGCCATTGTATATAGTGCTGTTATAAAAATATTTTACCAGTAAAACATATAAGAAAATATGTATAATATTTTATTATAATTCAAAAATAGAACACAAAATGGAACCCAATACGGAACCCAATATGGAACCTCATATATCATCCTCCGATAATACATTATATCCCGATGATTCTCAACTACCTACGCTCGTTCCGAGCTCCGGTGTTCTCTCAGACATTGTCATAAAACATTTAGTTATATGTGGCGGCGGTATAGCAGGATTAATTGCGTATAGTATTTTGCGTGAATCAAATAAATCGGGTATTTGGGATATAGAGAAATTGAAAAGTATTTATGGTACTTCAGCCGGAGCTATCATAGCTGTTATTATTGCATTGAAATATGACTGGGTAGAAATAGATGATTACATTATAAAACGGCCATGGGAACATGTATTTAAGTTTGATATTGGGTCGGTTATTCATTCATTCGATTCCAGAGGTATTTTAGGAAAAAAAATAATTGAAGAAATTATATGTCCATTGTTGAAAGGGAAAGATTTAGAAAACAATACGACTATGAAAGAGTTATATGAATATTCTAAAATAGATATTCATATATTTACCACGGAAATACATAATTATGAAACCGTCGATATTTCTCATAAAACACACCCAGATTGGAAAGTTATAGATGCAATATATTGTTCAGCATGTTTGCCTATTATATTTATGCCTTATTTGAAAGACGGTAATTGTTATGCAGACGGAGGTATAACAAATAATTATCCGATTTATCAGTGTTTAGATAATGGCGCAAATCCGGATGAAGTATTCGGTATTACACTACCAAAAGAAAACAATAAACAGACTATATCAGAACAATCTTCTTTGTTTGATTATTTGTCATTGATTTTGAATAGAATGTATAAACACGCATATTTAGCATCCATAAAAGATAGAGAATATAAGATACGATATGAATTGCTATTAGAAAACGCGATTGAATCTATGTATGATTTTATGAACGTTTCGTCTTCTAAAGAACAACGTTCTCTATTACTCAACAAAGGGAGTGAATTATGGAATGTTTTTATGGAAAAACATATTATCGAAGCACAATGTTTATTTACTGGTCCCTGATAAAACCAATTGTTCTAGACCACTCTTAGAAACTTTTGCATCGTAGTCTATTTTGTTATTATCTACAAGCATAATAATTGTAGGGTAGGATTCTATCTTGTATTGCGCTATCAAAGTTGCGGATTTTTGGTCTTTTTCGTCTGTGCAATCAACCGGTATGCAAGTAATTGTATATTCATTTACAACTTTACCGTTGTATTCTTTTTTGAATTGCTCCCATTCTGGCTTAGCGCGTTTGCAATGTGGGCACCAATCAGCAAAAAAGAAATATACTTCAGCCTCTTTTTTACGGGTATTTGTATTGGCTACATCAGAAAAATCTTTTACTTCTTGTGCATTTTTGTAATATCGTTTATATCCATAATATCCGATATAAGAAAACAATATAACCAACAAAACAATAAATACAATTTTACTATATTTACTAAAAAAACGACTGTATAATAAATTAACGATGTTTGACATTATATATTATGGACATAGATAAAATGTCCAAAAATACCGAATTGTAATAATGCTATAATGCTAAATCTTTATTTAGCAAATACATTTTTAGTAAAATACATTTTATCAAGTTATTATAATAACAATTTCATACAATTATGAATAAAACGCGTCGAAAAAATACCCGGGCTAATAAAAAAGGTAAATCATCCGTATTTACACGAAAACATTTTTTAAGTAATGATGGAATGCTAACCACTGTATGGGGGCCTAGCACATGGCATTTATTACATACAATGAGTTTTAATTACCCCGTTTCTCCTACTTGCGACGATAAACGTAATTATCGGGACTTTATATTGAGTTTGCAATATGTATTACCTTGTGGTAAATGTCGTAAAAACTTGAAAAATAATTTCAAAAAACTACCGTTAAAAATGTGTCATATGGAGAACCGATACAAGTTCTCTCTTTATATTTATAGATTACATGAAGTAGTGAATAAAATGCTCGGTAAAAACTCTGGATTGTCATATGCCGATGTTAGAGAGAGATATGAACACTTTAGGTCAAGATGTGCTAAATCTATTGAAGAGTTAAAACGAGAACATGCTGAAATGATGAAAAACTCGGAAAAAGGTTGCACTGAACCATTATATGGAGAAAAGGCGAAATGTATTTTGAAAATTGTGCCAGATGATACCCCTTGTAATACATTTGATATAGATGAAAAATGTATGAAGAAAAAAATACAATTATGAGAACGTCGGAGCGAGGAACGAGCAATAGAGTTCTCGTAGGGGGGTCGCTTATTATCCGGAGCTGTATTTTTATATGGAGTATAATGCAATATATCATTTATTTAGCATTATCAACAAAAACAAATATAGACGACAATGATTGAGAGAACTTGCTTATAAATAAAATAAATACATTGTAAATATATAGAACACAATATATATAATGTCAGACTATGAACCTAATACTCAATCGGCGGACGACTCAGATATACAAACAAATAACAATTCACCGCCCGTAAATAAGACTAAACCAAAAATCCCTTTTTGGAGTGAAAATCCGAATATTATTTTAAATACTAGCTATTTACTAGAGTTTTTTCCAACAGATACTATGTCATATTCTCAAAAATTGAATGCTATTTCTAGATTAGTATTGGCAATGACAATTATAGGTTTCTTTTTAACCGGGAGTATTCGTATTATTATAGTTGCTGGTATAACCTTGTTTTCGATATATTTACTATATAATCATCATATAAAATCAAAGGATACAAGTAAAGATTTAGAAGGTTTTGAAAATCCAGCTTTAGATATGTTGAAAAACATGGGCAAATCTACTTCGCCAGAAGTATTTGATAAACCAAGTCCGGAAAACCCATTTAGTAATGTGCTTATGAATGATTATGATTACAATCCTCATAAAAAACCAGCACCTCCTATTGCTAAACCGGAAATAAGTGATAATATATTAACAGACGCTAAATCAATGGTCCAAAAATTGAATCCCGGTCAGCCAAATATTGCTGACAAACTTTTTCGAGATTTAGGAGAACAATTTGTTTTCGAACAATCTTTACGCCCATTTTATTCTACTGCTAGCACAACTATTCCAAATGATCAATCTGGTTTTGCAGACTTTTGCTATGGTAGTATGATTTCATGTAAAGAAGGTAATTTGTTCGCTTGTGCTAGAAATAATGCATTTAAACATATAAACCATTAAATATCATTATATGATTTTCTTGTGTAATAGTATAATATATAAGAAAAATGTCCAGCTATATGTTTAACAATATGGGTCGAATTGGAACAGATGCAACAGACAAAACTCAACAAACTCTATACAATACACGCATTGCGAATTATAACCTTTCTAATTATTTTTCGTCAGCCAAGTCAGATAATCACGTGTTATTTGCAACTATGCAACCATCTGTAACATATAATGGTGTAAATGGAGGAAGTGGAGTCGGCGGAGGTGTTGTTGATTATGAATCGCTATTACTCAATAAGGCAGAACAAGAGCGTCCATTAGAAAAGGTTCAACTAATGCAACGTATGTTTTTAACCGTTCCTTATTTAGGAAAAGGTGCGAAATACAGATATTGAATCTCAATTGCAACAAGGCGAAATTATTGATCATAAGAAAAGCACATCTACCATAATGGAAAAATCTTTTATGCCATATTCATTACCATTGACTGACTATAACATGAATGAACGTGTTGCTAATCCTGCATTTACGGTGGAAGAAGTCGCAATGGATGGATGGGTTCGTGGGGGCGCAGATGCACGTAATTTGTCATACAATCGTTAATGACTGTATGTATAGGATACGTATACGATAAGAAAAATAATATCACATAAATGACATAAAAATAAATGTCATTTATACTTTATTTAGAGAACTATGGATGAAACCGTAAATACTGTTTCAGAACAATCGACTGAGACGAATGATGACCCTGTTGGCGATAAAACATTGCCGAAAGACCATCCCTATTATAATATACCCATTAACTTCAATATTATAACACCGTCATACAAAAACAATGAAGAATATCGGAAAGCATTGCAAGAACTCTGTTTTTTGCGCTATCCAGATACATTTCCAACCGGTGATTATCCGGAAGGAACCGACCCGGAATCTTGTCATGAAATGACATATGATATTGAGAACATGACATATGCATTAGATTTCATATGGCACAATACCAGAAAACAACAACTGTTTGTTGACTTATACAAATTGGCTGCCGTAGAAATGATGACAGAAGATTTGGAAGTAGGTTTAGCTATATTGTTTTCCTATGATTATTTGATGTATTTCTACCCAATATTTCGCGAATACATGGTATTAAATGAACGATTTGACGAAACTCATCCATTGTATATTTTATTAAAACAAAAACTTTCAAAAAAATAACCTGTCTATATGCTATATAGTATGGCTTCAACACGAACGAAAAATACACCTGGTAATTACGATTTAGAACAATGGACATATAATAGAAATGCTTCTTGGTGCACCGCTGAATATAGAGGTCCTCCCCCTCAAACCAATTTGCCAGGAAATGGATTGTTAGCTGGAAATGTATCTAGAACACAATTATCGGTCAATTCATGTGATATAGAATCTATGTTACGGGGGATTGGGTCAACCAATTTGGTCTCTCCACAAGAACCAGTAGTAGCCCAAATCAAAGAATTACCATCTTTAAATATTTGCACAAAAATACCTCTTTTGATTCCATCGGATTTGAAGGTCCGTCCCAACCAACGCCCCCTCTTTGATTAATGTCTGGAGGTATGGTCGGGATAATGAATAATAGTATTATTTATACATACTATTATTTATATAAGAATACGTCCATATGCTAATACCCGCATCTATTCTGGATTCCCCACCGGGGAGGATTTGCAGTATTTATATTATAATCTAGCGGATTACGGCGATATTCCGCCGCAGATAATATAAAACAACTGTCCCAATTTCCAACAATCGCATAGGCATTCAGCAAATACTCGAAATTGAAAAACCCGGCAAAATATTCACGCTCCAACTCTTCATTGCTCATATATCCACTCTGTATTCTCCACACCGCAGATTCGCGGAAATCATTTTGGCACCGGGTCTCATCCGTATTATATAAAATAGTTATATCATTATTTAGAGACGCATTATAATTCGTTATATATTCCACTGCCTCATTTGTATCACAGCACAATACAATATGATTGATATTATGTGTATTACACATTTCAATACATTTATCTGCGTATAGCTTCATATCAATATAATTCGTCTCCATGGATGGTCCCCATACTTTATCGCTCAAACGAATATGCATTCCAATATATTTCAAGTTTTCGTCTTTGATTTTGCGATACAATGCATTGTTGTTGAGTATAGTAAGAACATATGCATTTGGTTTGTATATTTTGTGCAATAGTGATTGATGAAACTCTTCTACCGTTGCATATTCATCTGGTTTGTATGCATACCGTTCTTCTATGTGTTCTTTCAGATATTCATATTTCACAATGTTAGTTTGGTCTATATCAGGTTCTTGGATTGTTGATATATCTTCATAATAATGATGGACAGTATTACCTCGAAAAAAAACTCGGCTGCCATTCTTTTTGTAGAAAAATGCATAACCATTTTTAATGGCTTGTATATATGCCCATTTTACATGCAATAGATGTGCCCCAAACGGCCACCATAAATCTTCTGTTACTAGTGTTGTCATAATGAATTATTGTATATCTTTTTATGGGTTTATATTAGTTTATATTAGTTTATATTAATTGAACTTCACAATAATTTTCACGCTTTCTTTTTTAATACATTTGCATGCTGAAACAGACAATTCTTCGCGCTTCTTACGAGTTTTATCGTTTGCTATAGTAGTTTCTTTATTGTCTAATGAGAACTTGCGTTTGGATGTGCTATTTCGCGCATTCATATCATTCTCTATTTCTTCATAATTGACCTTTATAAAGTCAATAATTTTGTTCTCTATAGCCCATTTGAAAAAATTAAGTTGACCTATCGTCGTTTCCATATATTTTTCTTCATCATATGGAATGGATATTCTTTCCCATCTACAAAAAGGGTCAAATCGTTTTTTGGAATAAGCCTTCAGTTTGAGTTTGTAATCAGTGTAGACTTTGAATCGTATTATTTCAGTTGTTCCACTAACCCGTTGCACTGGTAAATCATATATAGTATAATATTTTTTTGCAAAATTGGTCACAAACCAATCCACTATACGGAGTGATATTTTGGATTCGCCATTGATTATATTCATCATTTTGTGTATGTTCTCCTTATTACTATAGAACTCCATTAGATTTCGCATTAATAAGTCATTTTGTGTATTGGATGAAATAGTTGCAACAGATGTCATTGTATGAATATCCTAATATTCATTTTTTATATGGATTTATACGTAAAAATGTTTTACACAGTTTTAATTTTCAAATCCCGACCATTTGGGTTAAAATAATATAAAGATTTTATTATTATAATAAATATATGAAAATTTTATATGATGGAATTGGCTGTAATAAAACAGGAGAACATACCGAAAATGAGTTTTCGAATATTATGAATAGAGAATTCACACATAAAACATGGAGATACGAATTAGAAAAAGTTCCAAGAGAATATCATTATCAACTTCAATTTAAAGATTGGGTTTTACCTGATGATTTTATATTCTTTACATTAACAGATTGGATAGAATATTCAGGTGCCTAAATAAGCGTTTGAAATGGTAGGCGGTGCGAGAACGCTGGAGCTCGGAAACGAGCGCAGGTGTTCGAGGATTATCCGGAGATAATTTATTATCGAAGGATAAGAAGGTTCATCGCAGTAGTATAGTATGTAGCAACAATTGAATATTCTCTTTTCCAAGCTCCGGAGTTCTCGCAATATTCTAACTGGAAAATGAAAAATTGAAATAGTTGTAATAATAAATTACTTCAATTATATTAAAGATATATTACTATTTGTATTATAAAATATTATCATGTCAGATATAGTTTCAATTTGGGGTAATTTTGTGAAAGGCGAAGATTATCCAGATGAAATACTTTTTGAAACGGAAAATACTTTAGTTATCAAATATTGCGGGCAAAATAGTGGGCAACAAGATAAACTTGTTGGTATCGGAAACTATTTCTTTATAAAAGAATCAAACAAATCGTCAAAATATACATTCGTTGGTAGGGTTATAAAATCTACACAGCTCGGAAAAGAGTTGCAATATAAAAAGAATAAAAAAACGAAAGAATACAAGTATTATAATGTTCAAACGTTTGAACTTGTAATTTCCAAAGAACCTAGGCGTTCATTTCCTATTAAGAATAGCGTTTATACACATTTTAGATGGGACCCAAAAATCGGTAATAAGCAATCTGGCATTATTAGACACGCATTGTTGTAATTACTGGCTGGGTATATGGGATTTGTATATAGAACGAATGAGTCCATCCTGTGCATAATATATTTACATTATTGCGAAAACAATATAAATACAATAATATACAGTATATAATTACGAATGAAGTGCTTAGCAAAAGACCGCAACAATAAAGGATGTCGCAATAACAAAATCGGTGATACACGATTTTGTAAATTGCATCAATATATGAATGATTATACAGATATTATGTTAGAGAACTTGAAATTATGTAGTGGTTGTTTAAAAATGCATTATATGGCAAATAGCAATTATTTGAGTTGTCAAGGATGTAGAAGTCGTGCAAAACCAAAAACTGAAGTAATATTATGTAAATCGGAGAAGTGCAAGTTTAAACGATCCGATGAAAATGATTATTGTGGAAAACATCAACTATGTTTGTTTATAGATGAAACCGTAGCTAGTAGTAAAAAAGTATGTATTAATTATGTGAGAGGATGCAAATCACAATTGAATATGACTTATAAATATACTAGATGTGGTGTATGTCTCGAAAAAGACAGAGAAAACGATAGAGCAAAACGAAGTAAAGCAGTGGAACAAAATGCACAAATTGAACAAAGTGTTATAGAAATTACACATAAATACTGCACAACGTGTTGTAAAGAATGTGTTATAGATGGTTTTATTGGCGAAAAGAATAATACTATTACAATGACATGCAAGGCTTGTAGAATACAAAATAAAATACAAGATGCAAAACGTAATAAAAAAGTTAGAAATATACTTGAACGCCAAAATCAGTTTACAGCATATGGTAAATACATAAAGGATGCATGTTCTCGTAATATTCCTTTCGATTTAACGTTTGATCAATATATTGATATTGTTTGCAAACCGTGTTATTACTGTGATATGACAGAATTAGAAAAAGGATTCAATGGAATTGACCGAAAAAACTCGGATATAGGGTATATAGTAGAAAATTGCGTAAGTTGTTGTAAAATGTGTAATAAACTAAAGGGAACCTTGGATGACAATTGTTTTACAAAACGAATTGGTCATATTTTGAGTTACATAAGGACCATTGATACATACGTGTCATTTCCTGAATTGTTTGGGAATCATATAGCAGGTAATTATTGCACATTTAATCGTATTGCAGATGAAAGACAAATGACATTTGAATTATCACCGGAACAGTTTGATGAAATTACTGCAGAAAACTGTTATATATGTGGAAAACAAAATACCGAAATACATAAAAATGGAATTGATCGCTTTAACAATGCCATAGGATATATTGTAGAAAACTGTAGACCCTGTTGCACCGAATGTAATTTTATGAAAGGAATATATGGTTATGATATTTTCATAGAAAAGATATTGTTCATTTACAACAAACATATAGAATTATTTAAGGAAAATATTGTAATGATAGATATATCAAATAACTATATACCTGAAATATTTATTCAAAAACATAAAAAACAAGCTGCAAAAGAAAAGCCCACTGAAACCAAAACAAAAGACCAAATTAAAGAAGAAGCCCGATTACGTAAAAAGAAACAGAGGGATGAATTAAAGGAAAAACTGGGACATGAAAAATACAAAGAAATTAGAGCAATAAACCGGAGTTATAGTAAATAATATAAGAAATTAGTATTATAACTTTTTGTTTTATAAATAATAATTATTATTATTTATAACATTTTATTTATAATGTTTGCAATTGGATGTCTTGAGAATCTGTCATATCCTAGCGTGGCGGACTTAGACATAATCCTGCGGATTGCCCCAATCCTTAACATTTTTACCGTACCCGAGTTCTATTCTCGGCCATGTGTTAGTTTCCAAAACACATTTGGTAGTTAAGGCTCTAAGGGTGTTCCCGCAACGGATAATTTCGTATAGAGTTTTCTTCTCTTCATTAGCACTCTACTTATAATGCTTATTATTAATAACGTTTGTAATTTATTGGGTGTCATGAGCATCTGGTTAGCATACAAATAAATATTTTAATTTGAATATGCCACACCAGCCCAAATACTCCACTTAATTTCTCAAGCGGTTGGACTGTATCTTAAGTCTACTCCGGCTGCTTAAACCATCATCGTAAACCAACTACCATTCAGTCTCTGAGAATCTGTCATATCCTAGCGTGGCGGACTTAGACATAATCCTGCGGATTGCCCAATCCTTAACATTTTTACCGTACCCGAGTTCTATTCTCGGCCATGTGTTAGTTTCCAAAACACATTTGGTAGTTAAGGCTCTAAGGGGTTTCCCGCAACGGGTAGTTTCGCAAAGAGTTTTCTTCTCTTCACTAGCACTCGACTTATAATCCAGGAGTCAAAACGAAGTTTCCATTAGCAGGGCCTGGTTGCTAATGGCGTAGTACTTTTCTGCACAGATGAAACGATACATTAGATTATAATATAACAATCCAATTATCAGTTCGTTTATGCCACTCATGACACGTAAAACGTTGTAATTAACCGCATAGACACGGACCTTAGCCGTGGCAGTTCCCGAAACAGTTGCGGCAGAAAGGACAAGCTGGAGGGTAGCATTGTCAATTCTGGAGAAGTTGCAGGTTCCCGATGGTTGGTGTTCCTCAGGGCGCAAGGCGAAGGAATACACGTTGATACCAGTATCGGGGTTGCGGGTATGGTGTTGGTAAGGTTGGACGACGTCGAAGTAAGAACCTTCACGCTCAGAGAAGCGGTCTTGGCCGTTGAGCTGCAACTTGGCAGTGACAACGGGGTTCTCACCCCAGCAGTGCATGTCAAGGGCAGTCTCAGCAAGGACGAAAGTGCCGGCATCAGAGAGACCCGATGTAGTAGCAGCTCCACCTTCTTGGGCGAAATCACCCGCCCAAGCAGCAGTAGCTCCAGTCGAGGCAGCATCCATAGCACCTCCCATCTGGAAAAGACCAGAGGAGGTGATGAAGGCCTGAGAGCCGGAAGTCTCAGCAGGGCCACCAAAAGCATGGATGGCGTTGGGAAGAGCATCGATGGCATCAGTGTAGTTGAAGGGTTGAGCACCAAGAGTCTTGAAGAGAGTAGATTGACCTTCCAAAGACGAGCAATAGTCAACGTTGGCATCGGGTTGAACAACCCAGATGAGTTCCTTGACAGGGTGGTTGAAGTTCAACTTGATCTTGTTGCTGGAAGATCCAACCGATTCATCACCAGTGAATTGAAGTTGCTCAATCAAATACTCGTGGGGGTTTTGGGCCATCTTTCTGCGTTCATCAGTGTCAAGGAAGACATAGTCAACGTAGAGGGAGGCAGCGACCAAAGATGATTGGTAAGCAGTGGGGACAGACAGGGTTCCAGCGACAGAGCCAAGGGACTTGACAGCCCACAAGCACTCACCAATGGGGCGGAAGTCAATGTTGATCTTGACTTCGTGGTATTGGAGAGCAATCAAGGGGAGGGCAAGGCCAGGGTTGCGGTTGAACCAGAAGAGGAGAGGAATGTAAAGAGTGGTCTCGGGCAAAGCATTGCGAGGAGCACACACTTGAGCAGGTCCACCGTTGGCCGCGCAAGGTCCAGAGACGTTGGCGAACGAGGGGTCAGTGATGTAGGTAAGTTGAGTGGTGTGGCCAATCATCTTGAAATACCCACGTCTTTGCTCAGAGGTCATGGTGAGTTGATTCCAGATGTGCATCCAGTCACCGAACTGACGGTCAATTCTTTGACCACCAATTTCAACCTCAACTTGGGCAATGAGTTGCTCACCAATGAAGTCCAACCAACGGGCATAGACACCGTCATTGTTGGAGCCACTGGAGGGCTTCATCGATTGGTTAATCTCAGGGAGAGTAACTTGGAGGTAGGTGCGGTAGGCAAGATCTCCGTTTCTGGAGATGGTGCAGGTAACTCGGCGACCGAAATCGGCTTGACCAGAGAAAGTTTGCTCAATACTCTCAAGCGAGAAGTTGGTGTGTCTGCGATACGAGACCTTCCAGAAGGTGATCTCGGGGGTTCCAGTAAGGAAAACGTCTTGTGCGCCGTAGGCGACTAATTGCATTAGAGCACCACCCATCGTGTATGTTCGTTATATACTATATAAAGAAAATAATTTCTGAGAATTGCTAAATAATTATTTTTATAAATTGCTAAATATCTTTCAAATACTTATTTAGGAAAATGCGTTTGTATTTATAAAATAACAACCTTACTCCATACCGTCGTAATATAACTGCACTATTTCAATAGTTTTGGCTGTATTATTAGTGAGCCAATAATGTATTTGCGTTTTTAAAACTTCTATTCTGTTAGCCCATTCTTTTGTTTTTAGGCGATTGATCGCTAAAATACCAGTTTTTTGAAGCTTCCAACAGGATGATATTTTTGTTCCATTTTTATCAATATAATCATCTGGATTAAACCGAATAAATACAATTGGTCTATGTCCTAAATCTTGTGATAACTCCATTAATCGTTTGTTTTCACACATGCAATCATATGCATTATGTTGATTTTCATCTATTTCTACAATAATAACTTGATATCCTAAATCTAACAATAAATCTGGACGCTTTTTCGAACAACCATCCGCTATTTTTTTGTCTGAATACCACGTCATTTGCGGAAATGTTTCTATAACACTATCTACAACTGTTTTCTCTTTTGTTTTATAATTTCTACTTATTGGTTTATCTGGAAATAAGTTCATATAACAATACATACAATATCCTTCATATTTATTTGAAACATAAGTTGAACACCATTCTGATAAACACATTTTTGCAAATACATCTACCATCCCACTTTCTCTGTGATTAATACAATATTTCGCCGATTTTATATTTTTTACATTATAAACTGCTCGTAGATTACACCCATCAAAAAAACATTGTGTGTGAAAAACATCTACCATTGTCTCTGTTTTATGAGTTGAACACATCTTAGGACGACTATTTCCAGGTTCATTAAATGTAGGTGCTATACTACATCCAATATACTCACATTTCAAATGTTTTCCATCAATCATTCCCTCTGTTTTATGTGCAGAGCAAAACCTAGGCTGTGTATCTTCCAAATACTTATAAGACGGCATTTTTGAGCACCCAGGATGCTCGCACCGTTTGTGTTTTATATCCACCATATCTGACAATTTATGTATAGAACAATATTTTCCTACTTTTTCACCTTCTACATTGAATTGTGCAATCATATTACATCCGTCTTGCTGACACCGTTTTGAAACCACATTCACCATTTCCTCAGTTTTATGTTCTACACAATATTTAGCAGACGAACTTCCCGCCAAATTGTAAATAGGAGTTGTATAACAACCCACATTTGCACATCGTTTAAGTTTGACATTTACCATTCCGGCAACCTGATGAGCCATACAATACATTCCTTTTGTTTGCCCCGGATAATTGTATATAGCACGTTTGTCACAAGACTCGCACAATTTATCCACCACATTTATCATTCCATCCAGACGGTGAGAAGAGCAATACAACCCTTTTGTATGACCCACTAGATTAAAATAAGCACTTTTATCGCAAGTTAGACATTTAGGCATTTTATTTACATAATTATATATAAAAATGTATTTATGTAGTTTCCATTTTTATATATTGCGAAGACGCTGTAGATCAGAAGGAGTGTAGGATAATACAGACCTTAATGTATGGTCGTGTGGATTAAAAATCCACATGACCAGCATATAGGGTAAGTTGTGTATTTTGATGCCATCGGGCATCAATCCCACGACTAGACCTTAATTTTGTCTATATCGTTTTGAGTATTTTTTATTTCGTTTTTTCATTGTCTTAGATTTCGGGGTTTTCCGAATCAACCCACCATACAATTGTTCGATTTTTGAAATATCATTTTTAAATGATGAGAAACAATGATTATTCAACTTGGGTTTAATGAGTTTTATATTTTTCAATACATTTGTATAATTTCCTCCTCCTCTAACTCCAAACATACGTTGTAAAAATGTTCTGGGTTTTGGTGCAGAACTTCCTGGCGCAGGGGGCGTTCTGGTTGGTTGCGAGTATGCGGTTGTAGGTATACGTGAATTGGTATTCTGT